AGGAAGGGTGTGTAAAATGGAAACTAAAATATGCAGTAAGTGCGGAATTGAAAAGGAATTAACCGAATTTAATGCACAAAAACAAGGGAAATACGGCAAAAGGTCCTATTGCAGGGAATGCCAAAGGCAGATGGCAAAAGAATATAAATCAACAGATCATGCAAAAGAGTTGAGACGGGCATGGAAAAGAACACCTGTCGCAAGGGAATGCGAAAAAAGGTATAGGGAGAGAAATAAGGGTAGGGTAAATTTCAACCACAAAATAAAAGCTAAAATTATACTTGTAGATGGAAGAACTTTTAGGGAAGAAAAAGCGGATAAAGAAAGATTCTCTGGAAATAGAGTAAAAACTCTTGAGAGGGATGGATATAAATGCACAGAATGCGGAAGCACAACAAATCTGCAAGTGCATCATAAGGACGAATCTGGAAGGAATAAGCCAAAGGAGTTGAGAAACGATAGACTCGACAATTTGGTTACCCTGTGTGGAAAGTGCCATATAAAACGACATAATCCTGTTTTAAAACGATGGCAAAAGGTAGGTGATGCCAAGTGACCGAAATTAATGTAAATTATACCCCTAATACAAGACAGAGTTTGTTCCATGCTTGTGATGCAGACGAAGTAGTGTATGGGGGTGCTTGACGGATTACTATAGGCTAAAGGCGGTGGAAAGAGTTGTGCGTTAGTCATGGAAGGACTGGCATATGCACTAGAGAACCCAGGAGCCAATATGTACTTCTTCCGAGAAACATACGATGACCTGGAAGCAAACATCATAAAGGAATGGAAAGAGAAGGTCCCCAGGGAGTTATACAGCTACAACGAGTCAAAGCATCAGGCAACACTGATCAACGGAACATCAGTCAAATTCAGATACATCAGAAACTTCGCTGATGCCGAAGGGTATCAAGGGCGGTCCATGGACTGGATCGGAGTGGATGAATTAACGAAGCACTTGAGAGAGAGTATCCAAGTGCTTTTATCGTGTCTGCGGTCCCCGAAGGGGTTCAAACCTACCTTCAGAGCAACGTGTAACCCTGGTGGGATCGGTCATATGTATGTCAAAGAGGATTACATAGAGGCTACTGGATACGGAGACCATCCGACCACTTGCCCAATTACTGGAAACAAGAGAGTGTTCATCCCTGCCAAGGTCTGGGATAATGATGTGCTGATGAAGAATGACCCGAATTATGTCAAGAGACTTCAGAATCTACCAGAGGACCAGAGGAAGGCTTTCCTCGATGGTGACTGGGATCTGTTCTCTGGGCAGTATTTCGATGAGTTTAAAAGAGACATCCATGTATGCGATCCCTTCCCGATCCCCGACCATTGGCACAGATACTTCGTATGTGACTACGGTCTGGATATGTTTGCAGGACTATGGATAGCCAGGGATGAGCAGGGAAGGGCATATGTCTACAAAGAGGTGTATGAATCAGGACTGATCATATCAGAGGCTTCCAAGAGATTCCTGGAAGTCAACGGTGGTGACAGGCTAAAGATACGATATGCTCCTCCAGACCTTCAGAATCGCCAGAAGGACACGGGAAAGAGTGCCTTTGATATCTTCTATCAGAATGGAGTCAACTTTGTTGTATCGGACAATAACCGCATCAGCGGATGGAGTGCAGTAAAGGAATGGCTGAAGGTTTACGAAACCAGGCATGAGCAGACGGGAGAAACATACAAGACTTCCAATCTTAAGATATTCAAGAACTGCACGAACCTGATCCGATGCCTACCTGCAGTACAGCATGACGAAAAGGATCCCAACGATGTGGCAAAGGAACCGCATGAGCTGACACACATAACGGATGCCCTCCGATATTGGTGCATCATGTGGACCACTCCTGCAAAACAGCTTGAAGAGAAGAAGACTGCCCACGACAAGAACCTTGAGAGGGTAGTGAAGAAGAGAAAGTCCCAAAGCAAGAAACTTGTTTAAATTTCAATGAAAAGCCTGAAAAAGTGAGGCTCTAAATTGCGTTTAGACGGGTTTTTTTAATATAGGTGATATCTTAATACCTTTGAAGAAGGAGGAAGAAATGGCTACTTACTTCATATTTGCAGTCATCGCCCTGATGATACTGTTCATCAGTGCAGATGAGAAAAACCGAATGCTATCCAGGCAGAAAGAGGCAGAGGATGTTCATTACATCCATGTTTCCAGGTTGCTTGACAGTTTCGAAGAGGAACGGAAAGCCTGGAGAAAGGAACGGACCGAACTGATCGACAGGATCCAGTATCCCAATGTCGAGTACCAAACATTCAAAGCACTTAACAAAGAGAAGACTCCATCTCCCACAGAGGAGAAGAAGCCGAAACCCGAATTAGTTTAAAAGGAGGAAGAAGAGATGATGAAGTTGTACCATGGTGGATGCGGTACTGCCAAGGGCTATATCGTAGCCGAGAATGAAAGGAAGGCGATCCAGGAATTATCTCACAAGCTCGGAATCCCCTACCTGCCCGTGGAAGTCACGGAGATTGAAGTTGAAGGTTATGAGATTACTGTAACCGAGAAGAAGGGGAAGAAGAAGGATGCTGTCGGTCCTACCGATGAGCTTGTGTCGGCAGAGCCTACTGGCGAGGATGGAGGTGAAGTAGTTGAGCCTGTTAGAGAAGATGCAATCGAAGGCGAAGGAAACCCAGGAACAGAAGGACCTGATAAAGCTGATGGAGGAAAGGGTAGAACAAGGAAAAAATCAAGTAAGTAATGCACAGAACTACATCAACATCGCCTACTACCTGGGGAAGCAATATATCCATTGGGATGCCGTGAACAAGAGAGTTTATGAAGCATCCAAAGAAGATGGAAGGACCCAATTCGTAGCCAACAGAACGCAGAAGGTCGTTAGGACCGAACTTGCGAAGATTCTGAAGAACAAGCCGATCATGAAGGTGGTCCCTGCTTCCAACGAAGAGGATGACATCCGTTCCGCAAAGACGGGAGATAAGATTCTTGATTACCTGGAGTACAAGCATAAGCTGAACACCAAGGTTGACAAGAGGGCAATCCTCTGGGGACTGACTACTGAATTCGGTATGGTGCATCCTTATTGGGATGTTTCTTCTGGTAAGGAAATAGAGGATCCAACAGAGCCAGGGAAGATGGTCAGAACAGGTGAGGAAAAGATTGATATCCTTTCCCCGTTTGAGCTGATATTGGACCCTGATGCCAAATACTTTGAAGAAGTTGCCTGGGCGATCAAGCCGAAGGTCAGGAAGGTCAAGTACATCAAGGACCGATACGGCAAGGATGTAACAGCCGAGGATGGTATTGAGTACAACAACGGCATCCAGGCACAGCTTGACAGCCTGTACTCGAAGTATGGACAGGAGAAGCCCAAGCGATCCAAAGACACGGTAACGGTCTATGAATGTTGGGAGGCTCCTTCCTCTGAATATGCGAAAGGTCGCAGATGGGCGGTAGCAAATGGAGTGCTTCTGTACTCTGTGAACGATATCGGCTTTGGTGAGAACGATGACAGTGAAAGAGAGCTTCCGTTCTTCATCTTTGTACATATCGAAGTACCTGGAAAAGTCGGTGGACAGTCTATTATAGAGGTCCTGGCTCCCATTCAGAGAGAGTACAACCGATGCAGGTCCCAGATCATCGATAACAAAGACCTGATGGGCAATCCTACATGGATGGTCCAGGAGGGTGCCGTGGATGATGAGGATGATATTCCCAACGGAGCAGGAGGGATATTCAAATATAACCAGGGCTTTGACAGACCGCAGAGAGATCAGCCTCCCCAGATGGGTGCTGATGTCTATAAGAATCTGGATCAGTTGGTTGATGAATTCTACTTCATATCTGGACAGCAGGAAGTATCCCATGGATCTACTCCTGCAGGAGTCACTTCTGGAGTGGCAATCAGTTACCTGCAGGAGCAGGATGATACCGTACTGGCTCCGACCATCAGCAATTGGATATCCTGCAAACAGGGATATATGTCCTACCTGCTGAAGATGGTCAAATACAAGTACGATTATCCCCAGACTCTGAAGATAGTAGGCAAGAGCAACGAGGTGAGCCTGGTTGAGTTTGTCGGCTCCGACCTTTCCTCAACGGATGTCAGAGTACAAGAAGGAACGATGTTCCAGAATTCTACTGCCAGTAAGCAGAACTGGATCATGACCCTTGTTCAATCTGGGATCCTGAATGCCCAGACCGACAGGGATATGATCATCAGAATGCTTGAACTTGGTATGGTGGATGAAATGTATGACCAGGGACAGGTTGATGTTGAACAAGCCCGAAAAGAGCAGTTGCTGTGGGAAAAGAGAGCATTTGATGAGACTATCGTCAGAGACTTCTACAACCACGACATCCACATACAGGAGCATAACACGTTCCGAAAGGGTGATATCTACGAGGATATGTCTGCCGAAGAGCAGAAG